GGGTACGTTGTATACGCGTTCAGGGCCCCATGACTTGTTGCAAAGTTTCTGAAACACCTTGCCGTCTGATGACAAGACGAATCCTTGGAAACTCATGCAGTGCATCCACGTGTTGTTAGGGTCCCGGGCGTGAATGTCGAAACCGTCTTTATGCGTCCCGATCTTACGAATTGCGACAGGGCTACATACAGACGCGGGCTTAAACTCTTTGCCCGCGGCTAACAGCTCGTCGGCAGTTGTTAGTGTTTGAGTTTCAAGCAGCCTGAAGTCGCAATACTTGATCAGCTCATCGAGATGCTGCCAGTTGCCAAACTGGCGGTACACTTGAGCATTCTGAGGCTCTGGGAAGTCACGCTCGCCAGCGACGTTAAGTCTCTTAAGTAAATCAATGAGCACAGGCGTGCTGCACGGTAGCACTCCACATTTTGTGAGAGAGTTGTACATAGCCTCGCAGTACAACCCGTCATCGCGCGATGTTGCGCCTTTCATGTTAGCCCGACGGCGTGCCTCACCGTATGAGAACGGCGCATAGAATGATAAGTTGAATGGTGAGAATTCATTTCGTCCAAGAAACTCGCTCCCATCACCCCGCATACCGATCTGGTAGCAGGATCGAGTCACCCAAGGACGGAGTGTGTTGCTAGCAACGCAGCTCCCAATGATCTGAGGCAGCCAGTCAAAGCCCTTGCCCCAAGTAAACTCCTGCACGAGCGTCAAGTCGAACGAACCAGCACCTCTCCCTTTGCCTGACTGAAACTGCTCCCATCTTTCAGTCATTAGGTTCGTTAACGGCGCTCCAGATCGTTTTCCAGCTAACACAGGCATGTCGCTGTACAGACGATCGAAGCCTCGACGCTCGTGCGTGAGTCTGTCTTCAACAGATGTATTGTCCGGTGGACCCCAGCCTTGAAAGTTATTCATTAGACAGGCCTCTTGAAACTTCTTGGTAGTATTCCGACATTAGCGTTTTGGTGAACGGGGCGGAACTCCAACGGGATTTAAGATCCGAGTTTAGCTCCTCAATGAACTTTGTATAGCCCTGGATGCCATTTTGCAGCACTTTGTTTCTACAGACGACTATTTGATCAGCCGCGATGTTGATTGTCATTGCGGGCTCTTCTAGTAAACGACGTGACGCGTCCGCATAGCAAGCCGCTAGCTCCTTATTTTTCGGTAAGCCTTTCGACCAAGACCTAACGCGAGCTGCAATGCCATCAAACTTACCACTGTCAGGAAGATCTGGTTCCAGCTCTTGCAGTTCCACATCAACAACGGCATCATCAATCCCCATCGTAGGGTCGAACGTCGTGATCTCAACAGCGAAACGACCTTGCCCAATGAGCGCATGCTCGGTCTCACTTATCTTCTGTAAGGGCATGAGGTCAAATGTACCTTTGAATCTTGCGCGAACCCTAACAAACTTTGCAGGGGTTACGATCTTAATGATGGCGGCATCAATAAGCTTAGGCTCGCTAACAGCGTCAATGAAGAGGAGACTTCCGACGGGTCGAGCACCAACGACGCCGTCGAACACTTTCACTTTCGAGACGGAGGTCTCGATCTGTGCAAATGCCGACGACGTCAAAGTTAATAATAGGAGCAGTGATCGCATGTTAGGAGAACATCTTGACGATTTCGAGGATGATTGGTAGCAACTCTTTAATAAACTGGAGCAGGTTGTCCCAGTTCACTGCGCTCATCGGTGAGCCTGCGACGATTTTGCCTTCGTGTACAGCCTGTTCAGCAACTGCTTGTTGCATCTGCCTCAAAACTGGGCGGCTGAGGGACGAGATGCGGATCTTGAACAGCTCTCCACGCGTGATCTCGCCGGAATCATGGGCTTCTTCAGCGGCTCGAACCAGCGAGCGACGAAACGACGTGAGTGACTGCGGTGTTGCTTCGTCTTGAAATACGACAGGCGACTTCTTTTCGGGCGGTGGCTTGTCCTGCGCGAAGACGCCGTTACACATTGTCACAATTAGTAGGAATGAACAGATGATGCGGTACATTGACTAAAACCCTTATCTTAGACACTGAAGAAAAGCCGACGATACTTCGCATCTTTTCTTCTACCTTTAGCCCTACCACGCTATCCGAAAACGTAACGGACGTAATAGGCTGGGAACTCTTATAGTCGAATATACCCCTATTCATGTTGAGGTACTGAACACGGGTCATGAGCCACCACATTATGTCGTTAATACGCTCTTGCGTCAAGTCACCACTCGCTACGCTTATGTCGTACTCGAGTTCATACTTAGAGTGTGAGGACGTAGACGACAGGGGGCCTACTACGCGAACGAGCCCCATCTGTATCTCAGGGAAGTCAGACGTTGACACTGCTCTTTTGGCTGAGAAGTCCGACTCAGTCATCGCTTGCATGTTACCATCGCGTATGAAGTCCGGTGCAGTGCGCTTTAACTGATTGAATATGAAGTTGTAAATTTCATTCAGCATTCTTTAGAGCCCTTTCAAGATCAGATGCAAACGCGCTTATTACAGCTGACGTTGGTTGTACGATAATCTCGCGCTTAGGTAGCCGACCGCCGCCAGTTTGATGGTAGCTGGCGATCTGTGCGATAGTTGCGAAGCCTTCAGGGTGAGACGCCGAGCCCCCAAAGCCGACTCTCACACCGCCGTCTATGAGTTCGTTGATGCTGCCAGGTTGCGCAGCCCACATTGGTGCTAGTGCCGCGAACAACGTGCCCGTGTCGCGAAGAATTGTCGACGAGCCTTTTCTACGGCGAGCTATCGTAGATGGAGACAGCGGCTCCCACGTACCATCGCCCTTACTTGCTCGATCAAACCGTTCTTGCGCGAAAGAACGGTAGCGTACGGCCCACTGTTTAAAGACATCAGTAAGAGGGCCGGCAGAAGACTGCTTAAGCTGTGACCGAATTGACTTCCGCCACAGCTTAAGCTTGTCTAGTGAGATTGTGACATTCGTCTCAATCATCTTAGGTTGCAGTGCCTCGGATGAGTGTCTGCGGTCGTACGCAGATGTGAAGCGGGTTTGACTGGGTGTGAAGGTCTACACCCTTGCCAAAGCGCTGAGGTTCTTGCTTCGCGTAGTACGCCTTGCCGACAGTGTTCACGGTCTCCATAAAGTCAGCGGGCGCATTGTACCGCTTAAAGAGACCAGGCACGCCTTCAGCAATGAACCGACAGTTGTTCACCGGGACGTACGGCGTCGCACCGACCGAAGCGTCGAACTCTTCCCAATAGATGCCTTGGTAAAGGAAACCTTTACGCTGCTCATCACGGAAGAACTGACCGTCCTGCCACTTATCGTACGCTGCTTTCACATCCACGCTGTTGATGAATGATTCAAAGAACGACGGGCTGCAGAGTGCGCGAAGCGATCGGTACGTCAACTGGCCCAACGCCGTTCGCATATTACGACCTACGGTGCGTGCGGCAGTTGCTACACCGTTAGCGGTCGCCATTGGAAAGTTGACGTTAGTCTCGCTGATGCCAAACTCGTTGAAGATGTTGTAGATGACGGTTGTGCCGTCAGCGTCCAACAGTACACCTCGAAGCGCACCCATCTTGTGCCATTCAGCGGTGAACTCGTGGTCTTGCTTCAACCCAGTTAGCTTGGTGTTCACGACCGCAGCTACGGCTTGGGTTGAATCATTGCTACCAAAGGCTCGGAGGTTTTGAACCTCTTCAGCTTTGATGGACCCGTTCTTCGGGATGTGAGGAATGGCGAACGTGCGTACGATACGCTTTTCGTCACGCCCGTACTCGGGCATCGTGCCTCGAGGTTGGGTTGGAATGAGCGACAGCGATCCGTTCCTGAACTCAATCCCGACAGTGGTGGTGCTAACCCCCTCTTCGGAAAAGAGACCCAACTCGCTCAGTCGAGTTGGCATCACAGGAAGAATCTCCATCGAGCTCGTTAATGAGATGACGCCAAAGGCGTCACCGGTGAAGATGTCAAGCAAAGCAGCCTCCTTAAGAGATCGTGGCGGTCAGACCGGTTTCGTTGACAACAACGATGCCGGCGACGAGAAGCGCAGCGATGAACTTGGTCATATCGTAGTTGGCTGCTGCGGGATCAGCCGTCCTGAGACCTGAACGATGAACGATGGCGGGGCCACGTCGCAAGACGCGGTACTTGACTGTTGAAGCCACCGCTGAAAATGCGGCGACAGCTGGCGTGTCGTCGGCAATGACATTGCACGATGACGCAGCGGTGAACGCAGTGACCTGGGCCGCAGTTTGGATGGTGGCGGTCGTGCCAGACACCACTACTGGGTACCCGAGGACTTCCGCATTCACCGGCACCGTAACGGCGGCTGCCAGGAACAGCGCTTCGAAGTTGTACGACTCATGATATTCGCTCATCATGAGGTCGCCGATGTTAGCTTTTTGTGTTGTGCTTGGCACGTGTTACGCTCCAGCCCGACGCTTTGCGTCTTTCATCAGAGGATTGGTTTCGGGATCGAAATTGTACTGCGACGCGGTCTTCTCGCCTAGTTTAGCGATCGGAGTCCGTTGAGCCGCGAGAGAGAACGCTGAGTCAAAACCGTCATTGACGCTGAAGCTAACCGTGGTAGGTTCAGAGTACGTCTTCTTCCACTGAGTAGCCTCAGCAGGAGTCAGTTTGCAGTCCAATACGAGTGCATCGATCTTGGTAGAGCGAAGTTCCTTCATCATCTTGGTCATCGACGCTTCCATAGCCGCGGTCTTATCGTTCGGCTTGGTCGCATCTGCGGCCGCGGACCTGAGCTTTGTTACCTCGGCGACGATGAGCTCAGAGATCGCGTCATCATCGGTAACTTCAGCTGGGATCGACATGCTCAGCTTCGCAGCTAAGTCTTTGATTGACATCTCCATCACCTCTTTAAGCGAAGCGGCCAACGTCTCAAAAGGATCGAGGCCGGGTACGACAGGATAATCAGTTAACGCGACATGCGTTATCGGTCTATTCGCAGTATACCCATTCCCCATCTGATATGTAGGCGGAGAATAGATGCTTACGTCTGTTGAGCGAGCAAGCTTCGCAGCTTCAGCATCTAAGAACTCGAGAGTAGCGAACATGCCGATACGACCTTTAGAGTCGAGCTTCTTAGTAAAAGCAATGGCGTGGCCCCTGTTCTTCTCAGGATCAAAAGTGTGTTCAACTGGCAGCTTGACTTTGAAGCCATGCTGAGACATTATGCCGAACTCTTTAATCCAGTGGTCGATGAGTTTCTCATCGACGCGGAACTCTTGCTTCCCTTTCGTAAACTCAGCGACATAGATGACCTCTTTCTCCCACGTGAGGCCTGAACCAGTCACGTCTAAGCTGCCGGACATCGTCAAGTAGAGTGCGTCTGTTATCATATGCGGTCAGGTGTGTTAGCGAACTTAGGGTCAGGTGGCGCGACGTTCTTAGGTGGTCTCTTGATCTTTCGTGTTTCAAAGATAGGTATCACTTGACACCTACACGACCACCCGTTTGGTGGATAATACCGCTTCCAGAATGGATCGTCTTTGGGCAAAGTTACACCTTCAAGAACAGCGTGTTCAGCCCTTACACGTTCGTCGCCGGTCGTTACGTACTTATAGCCCCAGAGAATTTCCTGTATGTAATCCTGCTGCTCTTCTCGATACTTAGCTGCGTTATAAGTAATCTGCGCCTGAGTGCGGGCGATGTTCTCGAGCTGATACGCATTCGTAGGGCTG